GCGAGACTATTAATAAAAGTAAGTTGAGCGCCCGAAATTGTGTAATCTACGCCATATGATTGCATAGGTCCACCTATAACGGTTAGAATGGTATCAGCCGGTACATCCGGGGCAGAACTTAAAGTTACGAAACCATTAGATATATCAGTAGGTGAAAGAGTGAACTCATTCACAAGATATGAACTACTGCCCCCCATATCTGCCCAGGTAGTTCCATTAAAGAAACGAACTGTGTTAGATACTGAGTTATAGTACATGTCTCCAGCTATAGCCGATACTGGGTCAGTAGTTGAATTAGGTAAAGTAACGGCAGTCCCATTAACGAATACGACCCCGTTGAGGAAGGCTACTTTACTTGCAAAATTTAAAATATTTGGTCCTGCCATATTTAACTCCAAGTCCTCATGGAGTATTTAAATGTTCCGTTAAATCCAGTACTTGCAGATGTATATGTTATCACAACATTTGATCCAACAATCTCTGCTCCCAGTGTTACGTTTGTAGAACCGGTCTCTGTAAAGTCATCACTCTCACTTGTTATCGTTGTGTTATTAGCTACTAGTAGACGACCTGTTCTGTTATCGCCATCTCTAACTATAGAGTATTCAATTACAGCGTTTGCGTTCGTTGAAGCAGTGTATGAGAACAATGCCGCAGGGGAAGAAGTATTGTCTACGATAGTTATAGGTACACTTAATATGCTCTGTTGAAGTCCATTTAAGTTAATGAGTCCATTTGCAGAATCGATTAGGAAATTGCTGTTCCCGTCTAAGATGCCGCCATTGTTAAATTGTATAGATTCATTTGGACCACCAGCTGCAGCACTGCTGCCGCCTCCACTGTAGCTAGGAACGCCACCTGGACCGCCTGCTGAGTTTGACCACCTACGGATCATGAATTTCATTGTAGCGTAAGAGCCAGTAGAGGTTGTAGTGTAAAGAAGACTAAATACTCCTGATACTATCTCACCAGTAAAGCTTGTTCCACTGTTGTTAATGTAGGCACCGCCCTGTGCTACTTCAACGTTAACGCCATCAGTAGTTACATATAGTGTGCCAGTATCTCTCGCTGTTCCTCTAATGATAGAGAAATCAATGATCATATTCTCGCTGCCGGTATAGTTAAAGCTACTTACTACACCATTAGTAGTGTTGTCATTTAAAGTACTTGTCAATAAGCTAGATTGTTCAAAATAGTCAGTTCCATTGAAGTACCTAACGAAACTATTAAAGCCCCAAGTTGTACCGTTAAATATACCAACTTGATCTGCGAAACTGTTACCATTTTTGACTATAACTGTATCTGCCTTACTTGGATTAGGTAAGCCGTTAAACAGCAACTGTTGTGTCCATCCTGTGATGAGGGTACCAGTTCCATTGGCCATGTAGATTTCGTTGTTTCCAGAACCTAAGTTAGAAAACAATACCGTATCACCGGCTTGAACGTCGAAACCATCTTCTACTACTGGATTTCCAGTTGGAAGAGTGGTGCTGATAGGATCATAGTAAGTAACTGCTATTAGAGATGATCCGCCTGGAACTAGAGGTATAGCGCCTATAACTTCTGCACCGTTCCATAGGTAGACATTATCGTCTCCAAGTCTACTTGCGATAATGATAACATTTTCATCAATTGGCACATTAGCATTATTAGCAACAACTATAGAAGGTGTGTTAGCGGCATTTCTGTTTATTACAACGTATGCAGATTGATTTGTTAATAGTGATATTCCGGGTGAACCAGAAGGTAAACTGATTACTGAGTTACCAGGAGATCCTGGTTGTAAGATCGTTAATGTGCTGCTCGCTGGTAAGAAAGTGAGTTGCTGTGCGCTACCGCTTGTAGTATTAACCGCAGTCGAAGCATTACATAGATACTTAACAGTTTTATCTTGCGCTTTGTCTGCCATCATCGCAGTGAGTTTCGCACTACGGATTGTTAAATTATCGGTTATAGAAGAGTTATAATTTGCTAGGTTCCAAAGAGTGTTATATGGACCAGTGAAGTAATCAGGATATGTCTCTGCAAGAGAGCTCATGCCTATGAATCTTTGAATGTTATCAGAGTCACCTTCACCGATGTCGATAGTTTCACCTTGAACAACCTTAGTGATACCTTCTTCAGAACGAACGTCAAGGCGAGCTAATGTTGCTGTACCAGCTGATTCAGGAGCAGGAGGTCCAACAGATGTTCCTAATGTAATTGCAGATGCTGCACTGATAGTGACTGCACCATTAAGAGCAATCAAGCTACCGTTTACCGAACCACCATCTATTGTTACGCTGGCGTGAGCAATCAAAGTTCCTTCGAAGGTACCGGTTCCACTAACATTTAATGTTGCAGAAGAACCGATAGCCCAATATAGATTTGATGCTAATGCTCCACCTGTAAACGCAATAGTTGGAGTTCCACCGGCGCCAGTAGTTAAGGTAGAAGCAGTTTGTATTACGAAGATATCAGTCGCACTACCGTTGAAGGTCAATGTACCGTTTGTAGAAGTCGCTAATGAAGCTGAACCAGAACTAAATTTATAAACACCTGCACTAAGAGTTTGACCGTCAAGAGATGAAGGAATTATGGTTGCTGTACGTGTAGATAGATCAGTGTAAGCTGCTGTGGCATCAATCTCAGCTTGCATTGCCGCAGGGTTTGCAATATTCTCTGTGCCGGAAACTGTCCCTGGTGGAAAACCAGTAACAGAGGTTCCAGGATACAAACCAAGATTTCCGGTGATTACACTTGAACCTACGTTGGTGATTGTTGAGTTAGCTAAAACTGCATAGCTTGCAGCTGTTGCCATAACTGGACTTCCTGCTGGTGGACTAGGAGGTACTAGCCCAGCAATTGGAAATTGAAATTGAGTTGGAGATCTATAGTTGATTACGTACTCGCCGTTAAAGTTTGTAGTTCCACCGATGATGATGGTTTCACCAGACTCGAACCCGTTATTAGCAGATTCAGTTGCTGTAGCCACTGTAGTACATAATCCGTAGTAACCAGTAAAAGATCCTGTAGCAGTGTCCGTTGTATTAAAGAAGAATGTGTTGGCGTCGATGACTTCAACTGTATATGTTCCTGCTTGTCCCACAGGGGCAGTTACAGTGATACGATCTCCATCTATTAAACCATGTCCTGTTGCAATAACTTCTGCAACTGTTCCAGTTGGAGAAGCAGCTGAACCATCGGTTACGGTTAATGTACCAGAAACGGTAACAGCACTTATGCTTCCGATTCCCTCGATCGTATCGCTACGTAGAACTAACCAAAGGAAGTTTCCACCGGCTTCAGCGATAGCTGGATTAGATCTAGCTTGAATCTGTATGTCGCTTATTGGATAGATACCTTGATTAAATGTAGCTAATGTTACCGAAGTTAATCCTTGATAAGCTCCGCTTAGTAATACTGATTTAGCGTTGGCTGCAGTAGTAACAGAGCCAGTACCATTTGTACCACTATAGAATTGTTCAACCTGTAATGTATAGTTGCTTGGATCGCCTACTGCACTAACCCAATCACCGGCACTTAACTCTGAAAAGAATCCAATAGATCCGTTAGGAGTATTGAGATAAGTGGATCCGTTAGTCCATAGAATTGCTTCATTGAGAGAGTTAACAGGTTGTGTATTTGCTAATGAGATATACCCAACATATTCATCAGGAATGTCGATAGTTCCTGCTTGAATAGTGATATCTTGCGGTGAGTTTGTGCTCTTGATTACTAGATTTTCAGTGAGTGTTAATTCACCTGGAACAGAAGAACTGTGTTTATACTTTCCTTTAGAGTAGAAAGTTATATTGAGATCGTTGAATAAATTTATTAAGCTAAAGGTAGAGTTATCTTCGTACCAGTATTGCGAACCGCCAAGGTTGGCAAGCTGCGTCATTACCGCGTCCATCCACTCTTTCATTGAGGTGAGATTCTTGTCGCCACCTTGAAATGGATTTGGTCCTGATGAGGAAGTAAGGGTGATTGGGGTTTCCATCTGCTCGTATTGAGCACTTGGTAAAGCTGGCCATTGAAATCTATTAGCAGGATTAGGATCGATACCGCCGGTACCGAGACGGAACATCATCGGTCTTGCGTCTTCAATACTTGTGATAACTGAAGGACCAACCTTTATGATTGCGACTGGAACTGTATTATCTGGGAATGAACCTGTTGATACGTTGACTTGAACTTGAATTACTGATTCAGTGTTTACTTCCTGAGTGAACTCGCCGCCGGTATCTCCGTTAGCGTTTGGATCCCAGAAAGCTCTTGTATCCGCTGCAGCACCTATAGTTGTAAAAACAAGGTAGACATAATTTGTAGCGTTTTTAATTAATGCAGGAACTAATGGTTGAGCGTTAGGATCTCCGACTGGTAGACCATAGTAAAATGATCCCGCAGCAGAGCCTGGGTAGTACATTGCGGAGTCAGCGATATTGATAGCGCAATTTTGAGTTCCAATTGCACTAGCTGGATTAGCAACATCGAAGCCTTTGATAATGTAAGGAGTGTCCTCACCTACCAAGGTCTCAATGAAGTATTTCCAGTCCCCTGCTGAGTAACTATCGATACTTAGTAAATCAGGGAGATCTAGTCGCTCCGCAGAGCTAATAAGTAAGCGTCCTAATACAGCCAAGTTGTCTCCTTAACTTAAATTATACTGCAACATGTCTTAATTACTCACTACTGTGTAAGTTGGAAGCACACTATAAAGTTGATCTGGGTAACGTACCAAGAAATCTATGAAGATACCAGCACTTGCTACTGATTCTATCAGCTTCTCAAGGGTAACTCTAACGTCCCCTGGGTTGGTGATATAAGGCGGGTATTCAGTGCCAACTCCACTCATTATGTGTGGGCCCTTGTTGTTAATGGATACTACGCCCGAACCGTTTGCGTGATTGTATAGAAAAATGTACGACGGATCTAGGACCAAAGTAGTGCTATTAGGGGCGTACAGGTATCTTACGGGTCCCTCTTGAGTATCAAGTCCATAGTCAAAGACTATGAAACCGCCGCTTGACGGTATAGTATTTGAACTTAGGTTTAATAGAGGAATGGTCTTACCGGCCTGAATGCTACCAGTGATTTTAGCAGTATTGTCAGAGAGTACGAATGGAGCTGCTAGGTCCCATACGTATGGCCCATATATTCTTGTGAAGCTAACAGGTAAGGCAGCAGTGATTACAACCAACGATCCTGATGGTGCCATGCCTATAGTATCAACTCTAGCTGTTCCAGGTGCAGTCGCTGTACCGCTTAAACCTATACTGTTGTAGGTAAAAGTGTTGTCGGTTACAGAGGTTATTACAAAGCTTCCATTTAAATCTTCATTGAACGTGATAGTTTCAGAGCCACTACCTGTTGCATTCTGAGTCATTGTTACTGTACTTCCAACTATACTATCTACCAAGGTTCCAAGTGGAATATTTGTTCCCACTATTGTTTCACCTTTAGAAACAGTCCCTAGAGGCGAAACACCGGTGAGAGTAGGAGTTCCAGTGGTCAATGTTGCTGTAGAGGTTTGACTAAGGACGCCGCTTGCATTATATATAGAAACTATGTCGCCCACTTTATAATCATGATTAGCAGATGTTGTTGCAGTAACAACGTCGCCAGATCTAACTAGAGAGGTTAAAGTGTTTTCATCTAGAGTAGCTAATGCCGGTAAATCAGGCGTTATGTTGTTTAAGGTATTTCCAGCGAACTGAACTCCAACGTTAATATTACTTGCTGTAGCTGGAAAATCAACTGTAACCGTACTACCTAAAATGTTCGTTATTAAGGCATATGAAGGCACACCAGGCATAAATACGCCGTTACCAACTTCTAGACCTACTGTTGAACCTACGTTTGTAATCTGGTTACTGCCTACGGTAGTAGTACCGGTAGTTGCTAAAACCAACCTATTAGAGTACGTATACTCGATAGGTCTACCTTGAAATCTTGTGTTAAAGGTTGTTAAAGCTAAAGTGTCTTGGGTAGGGGTTATATATCTAGTTTGAATTTCTTCAACTTCCTGAAGCCAAAAGGTTCCAGTCATGGGAAACTGAGAGGCGTCGGCAACGGTAATAGAAGTAGGAGAATTGGTTGTAGTAACTAAACTCTCTGAACCGTTGATGTGAGCAGCACCTATCAAGGATCTCTTAACTACTGGCGGGGTAGCGGGCATCTCAACAATAACTTCACCAGGAGTTACTTCCCACGTTACTGCGCGATTGTTCTGCGTATATACTACATACTTGTTTGGCGTAAAGAACTTAGTCTGTGTGTCATCTGTCTGAGTATATGTACCAGGTGTTGCAAATAGATTTGTAATAGTGAACGAATTGTTTCCTAAGTTGATACCAGTGATAGGAAAATAACCAGAATTACCTGGTAAAAGAGATATCAAAATATCGCCTACCTGCAACATGTTTAGTCCTGGAAGAGTTCCACCTGTATTTTGATAAGTAACTTTCTCACCAACTTTAGTAATAGTCCACTGAGTATTTGATCCGTTGCCGGCACCAGTTACGAAGCCATTGAATTGAAGGGCTATGTTCGCTCGTCCGCCAACCAGCTGTATAGATCCTTTTGAACCTACTGTGTTGGTGAAGATTTTTACATAGAAGTTTTTCGCACCATTGTCGTAGTAGTTTTCGGCAAAGCTATGCTGAGCCTGCCTATTGATAACTGCTGCAACTTCTTGGGCTGTTGCTGCATTTATATCAGTAAAGTCGGCTGCATTGAAATGTATTAATTCGTCATATATGCCGTCAACAGTGTATTCAAGTTCCCAGCCGCTCTGTAAATTATATGGAGACGGTTGTCCTGATTCAACGTAGGCAGTAGTAGTTTCTTTAGCAAAAAAGATATTAAGCAGCTGATCGACGATCAACTTAACTTGCTTAGGTTGATAAGCCATTATCGGTATGAATTTTTTAAACGTAGTATCATCCATGCCTACTCCGGCAGGTCTTTGAACTCCGTCATTAGCAGCGAGATTGTCTAGGTATGGTGCGTAAGCTGTTTTAAGAAAAAACTGCTTCTTTACTTCTACCAACAGGTCAACTATATTATTATCAGATGCGCCAAGAGCGGTAATTAGCGCCAACCAGTTAGGATTAGTCCTAGTGTTATAGTGCGCTGGCATCAGATCATGAAGTTGATCGATTTTATCTTGGTTATTCATATTATGACAAGCTTATGTTGTTAGGGCTTATTATTGCTTTCTCGTTACTTGCTAAGGTTATACTTTGTGTACTTGGTACAGGATTAGTGAACACAACCGAAGCAACTCCAGTGATAGGCTGAATGTCAGCTATGATCTGTGACATAACAATAGGAGCTCCAACAGCTAAGCCATCAATGTAGTTAATGATAGTAGATTGAATGCTGTTTGAAACATCGCCTAAGTTAACACCGGCATTTGTGATCACAGTGAGGGCAAGATTAACTTGGAACGGCAATGGAGGCAATGTTTCAATCGCACTTCCTACAGCTCTTTGTCCTGGGAAATCTGCAGCATCTGGCTCAAAGCCGTCAACTATGCGTTGAACTTTTTGTAGCAACCCTGTATAGTATGTGTATCCATCTGTACCTATTACAACGTTGTTACTGTAACCTAACTTACCTAAGTGAGTTATGCTAGAGTTATTTGCAGGAGTGAATTTATAGTCTCTGCTATACGGAGTTATGAATATGTCTCTTAGATTGCTGTTGACGCCATCTAATGCTGCATACTTCACTTCTCTTATAGTATAGAACTTATTAGCAAGACTTTCTATTATGTAGAAACCATCTGAACTAACAGATAGGTCACCAGTGTTTGAAACTACTGCAGCAGAGTTAATAACTCTTAAGAACGGTCTGTAGTTAGATTCTGTACCGTATTCAACGATATTAAAGTTACCTGTATTGTTAATATTAAACCAACCTGCTTCAACTATATTCTGTACGAATAGTGTGTCGCCAACTGTTACGGAGTCACCTTCGTAAATAGCAATATCGTTAGCACTATTTAAGAACACACCTTGATCGTAATCTGTTGATTCTCTATAGATCACGCCCACTGTTGTTTCACTTGTTCCTGCATAGTTACCACCTAAAGTGATTTGAGTAGCTAGAGCAGGATTAGAGTTATTTAAACTTAAAACTTGTAAGAAATATGTTTCAGGGTCAGCTAGTTTCTTTACCCAATCTCCAACTTGTATATACTTGAATGCACCAGTAACACCAGTGATGGTATTAGTGTTTGTAGTAAATACTACATCCACACCTTGGTTATTCATTGGTCTCAATGTGTTCAATTGATCTGTACCAGATGAATTCAAGAAGATAATAGAGTTGTTATCAACAGCTAATACTCTGAATAGTCCGTTATTGTTAGAAGCAAATGTAGTTCCACTTAAAGATATGTAGTCATCTACAGCAACGCCGCAATCCACGAAGCTCGGTGATTGTCCATTTTGACAATTCAATCTCATTAAGTTGTTGAAGCCAAGAGATTGGATTCTATAACGACTCTGAGTCAATGTAGACTGAATCAATGAAGCGTATGTAGGAGTTTCAGTGAAATTTGATCCTGATAGAGAGAACGTTAACTGAGTAGGTCCTACGACTGTAACTGTGTAAACTCCATCTGGTATGTTAGTGCTATCACGTAGGTCAATAGTATCTCCACTATTTAGGAAGTGCGGAGTTGATGTAAACACTGTCACAACGTTAGATGTACGGCTTAATGTAGCTACTGGGACGTAAGCTGCGTGCGCTAATGTCCATTGGATGATCGGTGTTGGACAGATTTGAACTGTTCCGGCTCCAACAGTTGTTGAAGACATAGCAACGCCAAAAGGATTTATAACATCAACATAGTTAGAACCAATGTTTACGGCAACGATTGGAAGACCTGAAACTACTCCATCGCCAGATGGTTTAGCTAAATTCTGCTGAGACCAACCGGTTGTACCGAATGCATAAAGAAGGTCGCCTGGATTCACTGTAGAGAAATTAATTCCTGAGCCGGTAGCTGTCCATCTCCAAACGAAACCAGCAGGCCAAGCTGGAGAGTATGTTGATCCTACATCAGTTATAGTGAATGCAGTTCCAGAAACTATACCTACGCTCTTAGGGTTGTACTCGTATTCAATGGCATTTGTAACAGGGTTTAAGTTTACTGTGGTAATAGTGTCTGATGACTGTAGACGGTTAAGTCTTGCTACTCCTGCAGTGTTTTCTAATAGAACTGTGTCACCCACGCTGAATGTATCTGGGAAGGCTGGCACCTGAACTGTTAAGTAACTTCCACTTCCGTCTGTTTCAACGATAGCTGGAGTTTGAATGTACATCTTTGATTGGTTACCTGTACCACCAAGAACTTCTACTGCACCAGCAGAACCAAGTTGCTTTGATTGTATCTGAACATTTTTTCTATCATCAGCAATGTCAACTGTGGCAACGATAGGTAATTGTGAAAGAGCTGGCTGTGTAAACTGATGGTATAAGTTTTGTACAGTTACTGGAATGAGTTTGAATAATTCACCGTTAGTCGCTACATTGTAGTTAGGTGCTGTATCCATTGAATATATAGATGGTTGTGCGCCTTGTAGAACGAACGGCATCTTCATTGTAAAGTTAGGGTTTGGATTTTCAAATGTCTTAACCCAATTAACGCCGTCGTACATTCCAATGTAACTATTTCCTGGAGTGTATCCATAAGCTAATGTGGCCGCAGTCTCTTCTTGTGTAGCAAGCGAGATAGTGAGAGCACTATTGCCTACTGGGGTAGCAGACATTAAGGTACTGTTGTTGATCGTGGTAGAGATGTTTAAAGTTGAAACACCTGTAAGTGGGAATATGCTTAGACCAACAGGATTGTTTATAACTTCTGGAGTAGCTGATGAACCAGCAACAGATGAAACTGTAAAGCCAGAGGTTCCAGCGTTTCCAGCAGGAACATTGCCGTTGAAAGTATTTGTAATAGTAACTACATTAGTTGAAACTGCTGGAGTTCCAAATGAAGCGTCACCTGTTACTGCTGCTTGAATTGCTAAAGCTACTGTGTTTGCACTAGCTCCTGCAGTTAAAGTAGATACTCTGATTGATCTGTATGCTCCATCGTATGGCTCCGATATTCCTTGGTTACCAATATCGAACCAGATTGATACTGGACCACCATTGTCGTATATGATGAAATATTTACCAGTCAATGAATCGTTGTTTGTTCCAGTTTGGCCTACAGGACCACTGTTGCCAGGTTGAGCTACTACGTTAGCTGCTGCACTTAATGTTACAGCACCCGTAAGAGCAATCAAGCTACCGTTCACTGTTCCGCCGATTGTGTCGGTAATAGAGGCTTGAGCTATAATGTTACCTTGGAAGGTACCAGCACTACCTGAATTGATGGTGGCTGAAGAGCCAACGATCCAGTATACATTTGCTGCTGTAGCTCCGCCAGTTAAGGTGATTGTAGGTATTCCACCGGCACCGGTAACAAGCGTACTAGCGCATTGAAACACGTAGGTTCCTGCGCCATTTAATGTAAGCGTACCTGGTCCAGACGTCGCCAAGTTAAATGTTCCTATTGTCTCCTTGTATACGCCAGGAGTAAGGGTTTGACCATCTAAGACTGAACTGATAGAAGTAGCTGACATTGCTGCAAAAGTGTTATATGCTGAAAGCGCTTGCGCTTGTGCCGTAGATGCTGCAGTGTTCGCGATGTTTTCTGTACCAGAATAAGTTCCAGGTGGGAAACCAGTAATAGAAGTTCCAGGAGATAAGCCGAGGTCTCCAGTAAGAACGCTAAAGCCAGTATTGGTTACAGTTGATGCACCTAAGATAGCATAAGTAGATGCTGTAGCTAGAGGTCCGCCGCCTGGTGGTGTAATTGAAAATCCAGATGTACCTACGTCAGCGATAGGTAGTACACCATTTTGAACGTTTGTGATTAGTAGACCAGATCCACTAACTGTAGCTACGAATGAACTATTTTGATTGATGGCTACTGCGATCTTACCGGCCACAGTTGTAGCGGTGTCATTAGGTAAGATAGTGCCAACCATTAAGTAAGCATTAGCTCCTACACTTGGAGGTCCCGCTGTACCATTTTCATTGATCCATACAGCGACAGAACCTGCTGTATTGTAAATTAAGAAGTATGTTCCGTTGAGTGAACCTGAGGTATCAGCTACAGCAGTAAAGCCGTAAGATGTAGGAGTACCAAGTATGTCGCCTACAGTTGTAATTGTATCTACTTCTGGATTTCCAACTCCTGTAACAGAGGCGATAGAATTCATTACACGAATAGTGTTTCCACTAACATTCTGTACGCTGAATTGACCGCTGTTAGCGTTAGATACGCCAGATGAAGATGTAACACTGATTACATCACCTACTACAACAGAGCTGAAATTACCAGCACTGAATGTATAGTCGTAGTAATTGCCGCTAGAAACAGTACCGTTAGGAAAGTTAGTAGCTGCATTAGGATAAGGGCCTTTAACGGTGATTGTGTCTGTTGCAATCAAGGCTGTAGGTCTTGCTGCTCCTGAACCGAAAAAGTAGGAGAAGGTTGTAAACGATGGAGTGTTCACAAACGATGTAGTTGCAGCTTGATTTGGTATTGTCGGATACTGCATGTTGAAACGCAAGAAGTTACCGTTAGGACCGAAGTCAGCCGCTCTAACAATCATTGCCCCGTTGCCAGATCCAACTCCACCAGAAGAGTACCAGTTTCTAGCTGTGAACCATACTGCATAGTCATTGAAGTTAGTCTTGTTTAAGGTTGTGCTCCAAGTGTTTTGATTTGAGAAATCGATACCTGGTTGATTGTCGTAGTCATTAGCAGAAAATTCTGTAGTAGTAGGTATGAATGAACCACCGCCACCTGGATCACCTGAATTGATTTGACCTGTTCTAGCTAGTGGAATGTTGATAGTATTAGTTTGTGGATTTTGGTCTATTACTACGGCAACTGAATCAGATGCAGAGAGTTGCAATGGTCTAACAATCTCAAACTGATCGCCTGTAATATTGTCAAGACTAGTTCTTGCTAAAGCTTCTTGAGTACCTACGCTATCACTAGGTAAGAAGGCAGCAATACTTCTTAATTGCTTCCTGTTGTTACCATCAGTGAAAGAGATGATGCTGCTGTAATCAACGTGAGTAGTATTAAGTTCACCGGTAGATTGTAGTGTCTCACTATAAGGATCTGAGTAAGGAGGTGCGCTAGGAATAGCGTTCGCAGTGAGAGATCCCTTTGAGTCATCAAATACTTGTCTGTTCAACCAAGTATTTTTATTGGTTGGTGGATCAATCTTAAAGTGCGTTAATAAACTTTTGCTAGATACTATTGCTGCAATGAGTGGTGGGTTACCAAATTGAGCAGTCGATGTAGATGTGAATAGGGCAACAGCGGAGGTACCCATAACTACAGGTATCGCTATAGATCCTCCATTTTCAGTAGTTGAAGTCAACTTGACTGAATTAGATTGATATATAGAAGCAACTACATTGATGAGGTTATTATTCAATGAATCTACGATATTAGTTAAAGTAGCAATCGGTGGGTTCGTGGTGAATGTACCGAGCCATACTTGTGGGTATCCATCGGTTGTAAATGATTGTATATCTGCTGGATCTACTACAGTTACAGTTTGAGGAGTAATACTAGGAGTTGCTAAGTTACCAGCATTAAGCACGTCAACGTATGTATCTGTGCCTGCTGTTGTGTGGAAACCTTTATCGATAACCTTAAATAAACCGGTGTTGTTAGAACTCAACCATGCTGAGGTTCTTTGTGTAATGTATATGAAATCACCAGGCATTAAGAAAGGAAAAGCAGTCAAGGTACTTGACATGATTCTCATTACGTTGCCGCTAGGATTACTAATCGTAATAGTAGATCCAATTGGAATGTTTTCAGCGCGCTGAGTACAAAAAGTAGAGTCAGCGACTACAACTAATTGAGCTGCACGACCAAAAGAATCTGTAGAAACATCGTATGTTCCGCTTGTTGTTACAGTTGAATTAACGAAGCCTCTTGCATCTACGATTCCCGCAGTGATGTTGTCACCGGGTTTAATAGTAGTTAAGATCTCCAAGTTTCCTGTCTGTCTGTTTAAGATAAAACCACTACTTTGACCAACTGAGGTAGTTGGTTGAGTAGGGAATAAACTTGCTAACAATGTTCCGCCTGCTACGTTTAATGACGAGTTAGCTCCACTTTGATTTGAACTTAACTGCATTGTTTGTGCGGCTGTAGCCGTAGCTGTCAATCCTGCGAACTGGTTGTTGAATGCCGCAACCCATTCATTGAGCGTTAATGTAGTGAAGCTAGATGCTCCAGGGAAAAGATTTAAGCTAAAGGTTCTGTCTTGTTGAGGAGTGTTGTCCACAGAGATTGTAAGATCTCCTGGAGCACTTACGTTCCATGATCCAAATGGTGCAGTCTCTAATTGAGCGGATATGGTACGCTCTCTAAGTCTAGTATTGTTTTGAAACAATTCAATGAATGAAAATTGAGATGTAGGGAATTGAAGTAATGAGTTTGCGTACAGTGATGGGTCATCTGTAGTAAGTTCTGCTGTTACTTGTATTGTCTCTGCATTGAATGCATCTGGGTATATTAAGATGTTCGCTGAATTGTTTGTTAATCTAGCGCTAAATAACTTTGCTTGATTATTGATAGCGACTACGATTTCAGCAACCTGAGCTGCAGAAATATTAACGAAATCTGTTGAATGGAAATATACGATCTCTTCTATGCCGTCTACAGAGACGCCGAGGAAGGACCCGTCGATTAAGGTGAATGGACCTATTCCAGTGTTTACTACTTGAGGTCTAGTTACTGGGTAATTCGCTAGTTGTAAGAACTGTTCTTTACCTGTAGCATTTGTCAACAACGTGTCGACTGATTGTCCCGCATACGAAGGTTGAAATCCTGAGCCATTGTCGATATATAAAATGGATGGTTGACCGATACTTGGTGGTTCAGTCATAACCGCTGAAACTACAGTGTTGTTATCGCTAGAATCAGATACGTTGATAACAGCAGCTAGGATTGCTGCCTCTGTACCTCTTGCTAGCGTGTTGGTGTAAGACTGAATTCTGTCTCTTAGGTCTTGGTCTGTTTCAACGTCTGTACCGCCAGTCAAAGCAGACGTATTAGATACTGCTGCTCCTGTAAAAGGAGCGGTTTGGAACTGGGTGATAGTGTTGATAGGGGCATTGCCGATTGAACCAGCGATTAGAGCTATTACTGCTACGTTACTAACTACTGTTTCTCCTGCTGGAAGAACTGCATCTCTTAGTGTAATGTAGTCAATCTCAGGAGTTTGATTGTTGGCAGGGATACTGATAGTGGTACCTGCTGCGATTAGTCTGTCTGGTTGGCCTTGAGCATTAACTACGCTGTCAGAGATTAAGTGGTTATTCTGCAAAGCGGAAGATAGATTAACCTGAGAGTAGGTTGCAAAGGTTGTGATTGAGCTATAAGCTATAGGACCTTCAAAGTTTGCTGTCCCCCTGCCGACGTAGAGCGTTCCGCTGTTAGCCCACCCCGTAGTATTGTTTACGTAAATAACTGTCTGTCCGGCGATCGGGGCAGGTTTAATAACGTATAGACTGGTGCTTTGTTTGGTAATACTATTATTGAAAAAACTAACGTTACCTGACGCCTGCATTGCTGCAAGACGAGTTAGGCCGTAATCAGCTGCTCTGTTGTCAAGGTCGCTGTCAGAAACAGTTTGAATATCAAGAAGGTTTAACAGGCTTAAGATTGCGGTGTTGTTTTCGAAATCGTTGGATGCCGCCGCTTCAAGAATAGTGAGAAGTACGGAACCTTGGTTGATATCATTCAGAGGCGTATTAGCTATGATTGACCTAATCATACTTCCGAGAAACTGATTGTAACTCTGAATATTTATTTGAGACGCCATTATATGACCTTATTGCCTTTTATTAGATTTAACTTCTCAGGAAGCGCTTGTAGATTCCAGGGTACATGTAGACCTTTCACCTCTTGACCTTGAAGTGGAACTATGTGATCTACGTGAAAACCAGTAGGACAATCATTGTAAATATTTTTAATCTGTTGTTTTTGTTCTGTAGTTAACCATTTAGGGGTTGCATTTAGCTTTGCGGCCCTTCTATTGGCCTCATGAAAATTATGTCTCTTTTTAAACTTTTCTGTATTCTTGTGAGTTTCGTAATATTCTTTGTCGTTGTTTGGATTAGCTTTTTTCCATTCTTTAAAGCGCTCCAGGTCATCTTCTCTACGACTTAAGATATTCTTTTGACCTTTATCACTTTTTCTATATTTTTCGCCTGCTTTTAGCACTTGGTCCCAGTGTTCGGATTGCCACTTAGCATCCTTACACTTGCTAGAACAGAATTTAGCATTGTAATGTTTTTCGAATATAACACCACAATTTAAGCAAGACTTTTCCATACTTTTATTCTACTATGAACTACGTTATGTGTAGTTGACATCAAAACTAATAGGGATCACTTGATTACTGCCTCCAGCTAACCTTACTTCCATATTTACAACAAACGCAGGAGCAGCATTAAGATTGGCCACGTAGTCAACATTCAAGGTTTCAATACGGTCGAACCTTGAATCCTGGCTGATCTGGTTGGTCAACGAGCTGATGATAGAGGTCTTCACTCCATCTATATCATTGTTTTTACTACCTATTACGTTTACTAAACCAAATCCTTGGTGCCTTATTAACTCACCGAGCTCTGTGACAATCTTTAGGCGAATCGCTTGAACGTCGTTTTGAAGCCCATAGCTTAAACTCAAATCGTGGTTAGAAGTAAAAACTAGGTCATCTGTCTCAGAGAGGAGAAGGTCGATTCCAGCTCTCTTTTCGTCTTCTGGGCTTTTTGCCAAAAACCAAGGAATGGTCTCTTGGCGGTTGTTAGGAAGAGGTTGAGTAGAGGGGATCAATATGAATAAGCTACTGTTAACAGTGTGAGGCGCATAAACCCTAACATATGCATTATCTGCAATAGTGTATATGCTAAGATTACTGCTGCCATTTAAGGTTATAACTAAGTCACCAGATACGGGTATTTGATGAATGTTTGTAATGCTGCGTTGATCAGGAAAGGGCGATGAGGTAGATTGTAGGAAGATAGTTTGGTTTACATAGAACTTTTCACTATTATCATTTCCGTTACTATCTGTGCCCGCGATGTTAATTTGAAGACCAGAGCCGTTAGCTTCTAGCGGCACAGCTTGCCCCACTTCATCGATGTAGGGAGGTTGTAGACCGTTAGCGATAGCTATATCTAACCATCTGTTTGGATCACCAAGGTATCTATAAGCAAGAGACTCTAACGTGTCGCCATAGTTGAATCTAACCAATTGTCCTGATGAATAGCTACCAATAGCTACGTCTGGGTTATTAGCGTTAGCGATTGCAAGGGCAAATGGATCTACTGCGGTATCCACCGCAAATAGGTTTGCTAGTATGAAGTCAATGGATTGTATTGAACTCTCTAATGTTAATAAGTATTGTATATCTGAGATTGCTGGCTTCTTTTGAGCTGCAGCTGCACTTCTATTCATAGTGCTATTGTAAGTAGGATCAGTTAACCCTAAAACATCTGCTTGAGTATCTCTGTAACTAATAATGTTATTTTGAAGTTGTAAGAAATCGTTCTTAGTATAGTTTTGTACAGTGTTGATTGTATTAGTTAACAATAAGTTTTCTTGATTACTTAAGTTAATAGACTTAATAGTGATATTGTCGAATACTGTGTAAAATCTGTACAGCGTGCTTAAGTCCGCTAACGGATTGAGGACTGCTGAGTTATTTCTTTCGATGTTGATGAAGTTTGTGAAATCTGCTAGCTGCTGCTTAAATAAATCCGGGAAGGTATAACTAGTTATCTGGTTTATTAAGTTAGGAAGTAGTTGATTCCAGGTATCTCTAAAATAAGGCCATCTAAGCGCAATAATAGCAGGCACATCTGTCAAAAGTAGTTGGTCGCCGGATTGTAGTTTAAACCACAAATTAACGTTTGCAATACTCTGATAAGCTTGTGCTGCAGTTGCCATATTATCTACCTAGTAAACTGGAACCGTTCAGTACAGATCCAACGACCGCTTTTGCGCTGCTAGATACACTCTTGATGCTAGAGAGTAAAGAGGACGATTTAACTCCGTCGAGCCCGAGATCCGCCATGCGCGCCTGTAAATCTTCAGAGGCTGTTAAGCTACCCGATGTTCTAAGGTTATACCCTCTCATAGTTATAGAGTAGTAATATAACATTGGATTCTCAGCTGACTTTCTTAGTGTAAAGCTTCTAATAGCTACATCATATTCATTTTGATCTTTGTAGTTAAAGAAAGTTAAAGGATGGTGTGTGAATGGAGTATTGTTAGGTTGATTGCTATTTAGTTGTAGACCTGCTGCATCGCGCTTATACTGTTTTAAGAATCTATAAAGATTATGAAACGCCATATATCCGGTTTGGTCTGTATATAAAGCTGTTTCTAGTGGTTTTGGTCCAGTTCCGCCGAATAGTTGTGACACACCGCCAATAGCCTTTTGCGCTTGGTTTAAAATGTTTGTTACTTGACCGATTGTGTTAGAGAAGAATCCACCTGCTATGTTTGCTCTAATAGGATATTGAGCTCTACCTGGTTGTTTAAGAGCTTGATAAGCTACATCTGCATCATCAGAATTTATGGGAGATACAAACTTAGGCGCCATACCCGTGGTGCCTTCAATTGTGATATCGTAATACCTAATGTCAGAGTGCTCTTCAACCGTTCCATATAAAGTAGGAATTACATTGGTGGCAAAATTTGTAACAATGTTAATATTACTTGGATTGATAGGAAGAAACATAGTAAATTTTTTACCGTTTCTCTTATAGACCCTAAATCCATAAGGTTTAGATGAAAACCAATTTGCGGGATTGACTTCATACGTCTTAGTTCCTAAATCATCGCTGCCAGTTATTAAGCTGTTTGATGGACTTTGCGCCGTTTGCTTAGGGTTCGGTGAGCTTAACGCATCTGATATCGAAGAGAAGATTGACATAAGTTTATTATAACTTATTAGGACTTAATTACAGGCCGCCCTTGATCTGATTAATCTTTGCCTTGATCTTTTCGACATCCGGCCAGTCTTCCACTGTGTTTAGGGCAGTGCAGGGACCTACTGGAGATATAGGTAGTATTTTTCCTATGGCATCTATCAGTTGAGTTATCTGATCTAGTAATTCTATGTCTGCATGTCCAATAGCAATCTTTGGAGAGTCGAATTTTGCCGTAGCGCTAGCAATCAGGTGGTAATTTGTAGTGTTTTCATCTATGGAGTCAGACGAATTAATAGTGAGCGCTTTACTGGTTAAAATAACAGCTTGACTACTCTTGGTCATTACCAAGGATATTTGGCCAGAATTCACAGTCACAGTTCCTGCGGCCTTATCGATGTGTAAAAACTGTGGATCGCTAGTAGCATTGTCGCTCACTATGAAGCCACCAGTCTTATCGAATTTCATGTACGAACTACCTACGGTGGTGTTGTATTGAGGCGCCGGTATACGACTAGAAGGGGTGCTGCTCAGTACGCTGATGTTTGTAGGTAGGGCTTTAAAGGTTAGCGTCCATTCGCCGGCGTTATTGATGTTGGTGTGAATACCATTAAACTCTGAATCATATTGAGGCCCATCGGATGCTTGAATAGATGTTTGACGAGCGGCGTGTGTTAAACCACCTAATATAACTCCTTCTCTTCCTTGACCATTCAATTGACCAACTAATACTGCATCTCCAGCTTTAGCCTCAAAGGAGGTTACAGGATCTGGAGCATCAGTAGTCTTATATCCTTGATAGATGTAATCTTCGTAGTTATAAACTCCACCAAAACGCCTCATAAGGCGACAGTTCATATTGATCTTCTTGGCGTTACTTTGAATCTCTACTAGATATCTAAGTTCGCCGGTATCAGCGTCATTGAATGCGCTTTTGACAATACCAATACGAATCAAACCGTCCAACTTATTTAAGGTTGCAGTATTGCTTGGATCAGTCCAAATTGAGCTATCTTTAACTATACTATCGCTCATTGTCCACGTACCTTGTTAGGATCTGGGTCGCTAGGATCCGATGTGCTAACCGTGTTAACTGTGTTTTTATATTTTTGATTCTGTAGATCGGATGCAAGTTCATCTAATGAACCACTTCCTACTAGTGTATAGTTACCATTTGCCTTGTTGACTACTAAGCCTCTTACAAACTGAATTGTAGTTATATAGGTTCGTCCACCATCGCCGCTCACAGTAAAAGTATGGTTTACATTTTCTACGTGCGCTAATACGTAGTTAGTGTTAGTATTAGTGTTTGCGCCCTGGTTCAAGTTCATTGTGGGATTAATTAAACCTGCTTCAAATAAAATGTTATTCCCTACGCCAATGTACTCAGTAGTGCCTCTCATTACGAGGGTTCCATTTAAAAGCCTATGCGTATCAAAGAACCATTCTTTTAAAAGCTCTACCCAGCTAGTTAACATGTCAGCGTTGTACTGTGCAGAGGACGCTGATGAAGTCGTAGAGATATCGACAGGAAATTGTTTTGTTCCCACGATCATGGGTCTGAAGCCTTCTCTATTGAACGCTGCTGTGTCTGATCCCTGTGATTTCTGTGCTGTCCAACCGTTCAATATCTCGAAGTCTTGAAACAAAGGTCTAATTTCAACAAAGTTATATTTGTCTCTCCAGTTAGTTCCAATGTTAACAGAAGTCACTTTAACGTTATCTATAACGTGGGTCTTTAATAAAGTGAAAGGAGATTTAAGCTTATTAGCAGCAGCAGAACTCTGCAGGTCCGTGCGGTAAGAGAAAGGTTTTATTCTATTGAATATAGTTAATGAGGGCCCTACTGTACCACTGTTATTAGTTTCCCAGTCAATCTCGTTGTACATTTCATTCAGAGCTGGATTGCTATTATCCATCATGATCTGCCAAAATGTATTAGTTCCTTGAAGTGAGAATGGATCTATGAAGCCGTAAGCCTCATTAGTATCTGCATACTGATCCTGAGCAACTAACTTACCTACTTGAAGAGTTAATAGGTCAGAGAGTTTGGTAGAGGGATTTATATTTCCATCTCCATCTACAAAGTTAAAATATTGTGCCATCTTGGTAGGGATAAGGAAATCGTATATAGATTTATTTATTCGATTGATGGCACCACTAGCTTTATCTAACTCTGGAGAAGAACTTCCAAATATACCTAATAAAGCTACTAAATTATCGACTACTTTAAAACTTTGAGGAGTGTTGCCATCGCCAAACAGTTGTTTCTGTAATGCAATAGCTATTGCATTACCTTGATTGGTAGGAGTGTTAGCAGCTGAGATTAGATTGTCAATGTATAGAACATTATTAAATATATAACCCCAATCAGTTCCCGTCATTGTGTAAGTGGTATGTCTTGCGCCTTCTTCATCAATTTGAATATCTGCTCTAACGCTTTCAATCTTGCCTATCATTTTAACAAACTTAGGATCAGCTTTAGCTAGTTGAGTTGGAGAGATTGGGTTATTAGACATTAAGATAGCACACCAACTACCTGCAGTAATTTGGGAAACCCAATCTCTGGTAGGTGCTAAGTTTACAGTGAATGAACCGGCTGGTGAACTCTTACTTTTAGATGTTTGAATAGATTGAAGAGACAATGTGCTCAATATAGTTTCATTGATATCATTGATAGTCCCAGCATTCGTTGGATCTGAACCAAGTCTATTGTCGTAGTTCCATATGATTATAGCCGCATGCGGAGTTACAATCCTAAAATTATTTGTTTGATTTAGCGCCATAGATTAAGGTCCAGGTGCCTTTGTTTTTTCTCTGTTATCGACAGTGCCTCTAGGTACGTTTGCTCTATCTAAAACTTTATTTAAAACGCTATCTAATCTGCCGATCGTAACGTTTAAATTTCCTAAATCTATACCACCTCTATTTTTATCTTGGGCGGCGGCATGACCAGCGGCATCTCCAGCACTTTTCTCAATGTTAGGTATTTGTTTCGCCAATTGATCAAAGGCAACTTCTAATCTTTTAATAGCTCCACTAGCGCCACTGACTTTATCTAAAGCATCTGCTGCAGTATTTGCGCTAGTCGACAATCTTCCGAATCCTTCTGTGCGCATCTTGTCTAGACCAGAAAGCATAGATTTATCATCTGTCATGGTCAATGCTTTATTACCCGTTGCGCTGTTGGGATCAATTTGTGCCTTAACGCCCTTAAGAATGTTGTACTGTTGTTCTCCAGTGGCTCTAGTCGGCGACAATCTTCCTATATCTGCAAGGTTTGTTTGTTCTTCGTCAGTGAGTTCGGCGAATGATTTGGTGCTGTTAACGCTCTTTAATAAGTTACCAGCGTTTCCAATAGCGAGACCTGTTCCAGCGGCTTCTATCATCTTCATCTGTCTATCGTTTAAGTATTGCGTTAATGTGCCACTAATGTCTTTATTAGGAGAGTTTACTCCTAAGTTTCTCATTGCTCCCCTTTTTTCCTTGTCAGTCCCCATCTGACTAATGGACATCAAAGTTTCTGTATCAATTGTTTCTGCCGCTACTGCTTGTGCTCCACCTACACCAAGGGTGCGTTGGGCTCTTGCGATTGAAACCATGCCTGCGTAACTTGTGCTAATGTTAGTACCAATGCCGCGTGCCGCATCCTGTAAAGAGGCGTTTCTTTCTAATGTTGCTTCCTTATTAGGCGTATCTTTTGTAATACCCGTAGTGAGCAATGTTGCAGCAGCAGCAGTCGTATCGATACCTAAAGAGCGACCAGCAGACGACGCTGCCATCTGAGCAGTATGGTCAACTACGGCGTTGAGCGCCTTAGATGAGTCTAATCCTTTTGTAAGAGCAACTTCCATTACTCCAGCTAATGATGCTTGAGGATTATTAGATCCGGCAGACGCAAGTGAAGACATGCGCTGCATGTTCTCTTGCATTGTTCCGAGTCCACGCGATTCCGCTCCACGTGCAGCAAAAATTTGATCTTGATTGAACATTGAGCCCATGTTGGCAACGCCCATTTGAGCCATCTGATTGTATTGCTCTGGACTAATTCTAGCTCCAGTCATTTTATCTAGGTTTCCACGCGTGATAGAGTTCTTTAAGAAACCTTCACCAGCTCCACCCATGCCTATAGCAGCTACTCCAGCTCCTACTGAAAAATCTCTAAAACCTTGAATCTGCTCTGCGTTTGTTTCATTAACTACTCGGGATAATTCAATAGCTGCATTCCTACCCGCTACATCTGATTGTTCTTGTGTGACGTGCCTTAAAACATCGGAGGTAGCAATATAGGCATTTGTTCCCCCGCCAATAACGTTAGATAAACCTTCGCCTACTTTACCGCTCATTGCTGTACTAATACCAGAAATTAGGTTTACAGCTCCACCGCCTGTTTGGGCTAACAAAGCATTTTCCGCACTATCCCCTAAACCTGTTCCAAATTTATCGGCTCCTGCAAAATGCGATAGCTGCATCAATGATGCTATGTCTCCACCTACAGCTGCTTTATAAGTTTGATACTTTTGATTCTCAAAATTTGCATAACCTGTAGCGTTATTAACTTGCGCTAAATGTTGATTTACGCCTACTTGCATTGCTGCACCACTAAACGCACTAAATGCAGTACTAGCGACAGCTAAACCAGTCATCGTTGCGTTGCTAAATCCTTTATTAGTAGTGCCAGCTTTTTGAGCTTTGTCTAAATTTTCTGCTGCTTCTAATGCCTTCTTCTGCAAATCATCTAGGTTTGTGGCTCCTGCGCGCGCTGCCTCCTTAAGTTCCTTCATTGCGTTAACTAATTCTTTGGCTTCTTGCCCATCCATTCCTTGAGCTTCATGACTCTTAAGTGCAAGTCTTGACATCTGTGACTCAGGATCTAGCCCTTGCTGCTTTTGAATTCTCATTGCGGCATTTATAGGTGCTAATTCTTTTAATTTATTTTGAAGTTGAGCATCTACATCTCTAAGTTCATTCTGCGCACTAGTGTTTACACCTCTTTTAGAAAAAATACTTCCGGCGGCTGTAGTCGCTCGTCCACGAAGAGAATTTATGCTATCTTGGATTGTTTGACTTCTACTTTGCAGATCTGTATAAGGAGCGTTAAGGTGAGCTGCTGATGCAAGCTGGCCTGATTGAGTAGACGCAATATCTCTAACCTGACCATTTATAGATGTCTCGTTGAATGTGCGTCCAACTTCGTTTATGGCCTGTTGAGTGAAACGGTCAATGCGGGCTTCCGTACTAACTCTGATCCTAGGTTCTGTCCTAGATATGGTTTGGAGGTTATCTTTATGTAATTTTTCAATCGGGCCATAGCCGCGTGACTCTACAGGAATACTATCGTAGATGCTGATACCCTTGTTAGCAACCTTAGCTTTTCTTCTAAGCTCACGCTCTTCGGCAGGAACATTATATGCAGCGCGACCTATGTCGGCAATACGGTCGGACAGACTAGTCCCAATTTCATTAGGATTATTCTGATTGTTGCTATTATTGGGATCCTTAGCCATATAAGGCTATTATAACTTAAAAAGCTTAAAGAAAGTTAACTTCGAAGCGTTCTTATCATTAACCACGGGTTGGTCAACCTTGTTTATCTGATTGCATTTATAGACATTGTTGACTACCCAAGTGGCGCCATTATTGACCCAAGTGCTGGGTACCTCAGACATCTGATCTCTAATATTGTCCTGAAAAGAGCGGCACTCTACCCCATACATACTAATGTGGCCGTTCTCAACTCTGAACTTAATGTTAAAGTTGTTGTCATATCGAAATTTAGAATATGGGTTGTCTGGTAGTTTATTCATTCAAAGTCTTCTTCAATGTCGTTGCCAAATGTCTCACCAAACTGCTGCTTAGCGAGTTTCATCTGCTCTTCCATCCATTTGATATTGTCGGGATCCTTCGTAGGATCTTCTACCTTAGCTGTCTCTAGATTGGCGGCCTTAGCCTTCATGTTAGCTAGGTCTTCTTGCTCCATCTGTTCAGCCCAATCAAGGTCAGCCTGTTCTTTAGCAATCTCTTGGTTAATCTCACCCTGATCATTGCGTTCTTCTTCAGCAAGTCTTCGTTCAACTTTATCGTAGAATTCGTACAGTAAATCTTCTAATGTGTATGATAGTAAAAGAGGATCTTTGAGTGGTCTATTGTATGTTTTAGACCACCAACTCTTTAAGAAAAGCGTTAGCTGCTCGTCGTTGTTTAATTCTGCTCTAGCGTTTCTGGCAGCAATCCGTCTTATGTCGTCTGCGGTGCTGAAGAGCTGTTCTCCACCGGTACTGGTGGATTCGCTAGATCCCTTACCTTCTGTCGCCATTCTGTCTCTGTCCTTTGAAGATTAGTGTAGAGTTCAACTAGGATATTTTCATCTTTGATATTGGAACCGCCGGCACTTTGTTTCCACCATTCAGGTCCATCTGTTATTTTTGCTCTAAGATTTGCAAAGATAACAGCAATACCCGCTAGACCTTCTGTAGGACTTGAATAGTTCCCAAGAAGTCTAGTCTTTTCAAGCTCCATAGCGTGCTTTTGACCCATGTTCAAAACGCAGCGAACTGTGAACTGACCGTCGTATCTTTTGAATGTGGTTTCGCCTTCAACGTCAACGCTGAAGACTGCTTCATTATTTGGTAATTCCATGTACTAAACCTCGTACTAGCATTATACTACGCACCCAAAGTGCCAGAACTAACATTGCTTAAATTCGTTGGAAGAGGGTTTAAATTGTTAGCGGGAAGCGGACCCGCATTACTTATACCATTATTAGCAATTGCGGCAGCTTGCACAGTGTTATTGTAGTTATTAGCAGGTGGAATAGTAGGTTGCTTCTCATCCATAAATCCAATGGCTCTCCATCTTAGAGTTACATTAGCGAGAGAGTCTACTCTTAAATCTTCGGTACGTGAAGTAATCATTGCCTTATCTGTAGCAAATACAACTTGTTGCGTTGCAGAATCAATAGCTTGAATAGAGATATATGGAGCGAATAAGAATGATAGAACGTCTGCTTGCCATCCTTCAGTTGAGGCACTAACTCCTGGAATGTGAAGTGCAGATATAGTTCCCTCTACAGTTACACGTTGAGGAGCAAGTTCATGTGGAAGATAGTCATCGATAGTATTAATTTCAGTCACTGTAGTGTTGATAGTCCAACTGATGCCGAAAGCGAAGCCAACTAATTTACCGTTTACTTTAAGAGTGATTCTAGGTCCACTTAAAAATTTTGCATTAGGACGAAGAGAGAAGATACCAGCTACGTTACTAGCGGCGTTATTTACTAAATTCTCTGCAAAGCCTGGGCTGTTATCAAAACCTGTATTTGGCATAATTAACTATTCTGTTGTCCTGTACCGGATGGTCTAGCTTGATAAGCATCACCGTCTACGTATAGAGCAGTGAACTCAAACTTGTCTTGACCAGGACCTCGTTTGCTGAGAGCAAAATCTGCTCTAGTAATTCTAACTTGTCTAACTTTCATAACTCCAAGTGGATCGCCATTTGGATTCTTCTGATAAACTTCAATGTCAAATGTAGTTCCTTGAGAGTATGTACTTGGGTCAAGAGCTTCGTTAGCTCTACCGTCAGCACCACCTGCGAAAGGATTTCCAAGAGTAGATGGTAGGTTACCTAAAACTCCGCCACCCCATACTGAGCCCCAGTTACCGACTCCATTACCTGCATCATTAGCAGCAATACCTGGAGGCGCAACTCCACCGATATTCTCATGGGCATTGTGAACATATCTGATGATGCTAAACATGCCGTTTACATTGTAGGACAAAGGTTCTACAGAGACACCTTCGTATACGCCCAGCACGTGGGGAGTTTGGTGTGCTATCTGCACAGAACATTGGAAGTCAGTTAGGAACGCCATAGTCTTGCCATTAAGCTTTAACTTAGCATTTGCTCCTGTTACAAAAAAAGGTCTTACACCGGCCATGGGTTAATTATAAGGTATAAGGGCTTAAGAATAATATGAGAAAAATTACCATGAAAGTCACTGATTTACAACTTGGTGAGATAGTGACACTTAGAGATACACCTATTCAAAAGGTGCTTTTACTGTTAATAAGCTTGAGAATAATTGCTGGCGTTTATATATTAACAGAAGCTGGCCAAACTGCTGAAGTACACTTATTCTAAATAAAAGGGCCAGCATTTCTGCCAGCCCTTTTTGACTTTGTACTGAATTTAGAGATTAGCTAAGATCGACGTCTCCAGATGTTCCTGCTTGGAATGAATCATCGTATGCTAGAATTCCTACGAATGATAAACGATCAACGAGGATACCTCGCTTGTTAATACCAGCTGATTTACGATTGAAACGGCAATCAGTGATGGTGATTACTGCACCACTTGTAGGAGCTCCTGAATTGGTCTCAGCAGGTGAGGTCGTTGCTGGGTTACCAGATTGAATTTTTTGATACACGTTTAAATCCCAAGTTTGAGACACAAGGATATTTCCTGGATTGATCTCATCTGATGCATTACCACCAGTTTTGTAATTTACGTTACCAAGACCGTTACCGTTTACTGCGGCTCCAGCCATGTTGTTCTTGTTAGCGATACCAGTGTAACGAACTACTGAAAGTTCGCCAGCTACTGAGTAGTTAACCGGTTCGTTTGACACCGCTTCGTAACGACCCATTGTCTCGATCGGTACTGTGTCAACTGAGACGTTATAAGAAACGTCTGCTGCGTATGCAAACGTAACACCGCCTGCGGTAATTTTGGCGTTGGCGCCTGTGATAAAACTTGGTAATTTGCCTGCCATTTGAATATCCTTGCTAGTTCGGTTCTAGCTACCTTGAATTTAACTTCGTAACCTAATTATTACGAATTAGATATAATATATCACAACTTAGGTTAACTTATTAGACTTGGCTATGTTCTCAAGAGCAGGCAAATACTGAAGATTCCAGGGTACATGTAGCCCAGACACTATTGAGTTCTTTAAAGGGATAATGTGATCAACGTGATGACCAGGTGGACAGTTGTTATAAATAAGCTTTAAAGCCTCATTATCTACCCACTCAGGAGTAGCCATAAGCTTCTTGGCCCTATGTTTTGCTTCTCTATGTTTTTGAGACGCTAACCATGTTTCTCTATTAACTACTTGATGTCGCTGCTCGTATTCTTTTCTTTTGCCTGGATTAGCTTTAAGATAAGCTTTTCGTTCTTGATTACAGATGTCTCGTCTCTTACTATCTCTAGCATATCTATAACACCTACGACAAGTAGGTCCTGAGTACCATTTATCAGTCTCTGCAGTGCTGCAACTAATACAAGTTTTAGTCAAGGCTCCACTGTCCATTTTTAGCAATTTTAACTGGCTGTTTATATTTTTCAGCATGAGCTTTTACTTCTGGTGATCCAGCCTTAAAATGCTTAATAGGAGCAGGTGGTCTGAAATCTCTGTAGGCCTGTTCTTCTGCTGTACCATGAGGAGAACTAGTATAGGCTTTTATACCACGCTGACCAGTATTAGTGTGCTCAACCTTGCGATCAGCAACTTTCTGCTCATGTATCCTAATAGCACGAGCCTCTGGAGTCGTCCACTTTCTTTTTACTAGTTCGTCATTCTTTTTTAACTTAGGTGTAGTAATAGGTGTAACCTTACCAGTTTGCATAAAATTATGTGGATCAGGCATAGGAGCCTTCCATATTTTCTGCTGCGTAGCCTCATCGTGATGATTTGGTCCTATATCTATGGGCAACTTAGGATCAAAGTGTTCATTCATGAGCTGTCTTAGTTTTATAGTAGCAGGATGCTTACTGTTATTTAATACATCGTTATGAACTGAAGCATATTGCTCGCCTTCGTGGCCTATACCAATCCATCCCTTGCGATATGCTTCAGAGAAGTCTTCACCTTCTGGTAACTTAATATGATTAGCGAGCCAAGGCGAATGGTCATCTCTACCTATTAAATGATGTTTGCCAGCAGGGGATATCCAACCTCTAACCTTTTTATATATGTAATCGCTGTTCTCAGGATTATTGGTAATAGACTTTTGCAGCTCTTCTTTAATAGCTATGCAAAGTTCTTGTAGCTGGTCCATATATCAATTCTATCATACTAGAAACTAAAAGGCCCCACACTTTCGTATGAGGCCCTTAAGATCTAATTTGTCAAGGCTTATTAAGCGCTTGAAGAAGCACGTTGCAACGTGATAGTTGCTAATACGAAGTCGATACCTTCGACAAGTTTCACTACAACAGAGATGTTGATAGTGTTACCAACGATTTGAACAACTAGTAGCTTGTATCCGTTAGTAGCATCAGTTGTTGAAACGGTGATACCTTGTGCCAAGTAAGAGGTCAAGATGGCATCGCAGGTTGACTTAACTTCTGCCGCAGAAACAGTGTTCTTAACACCAACATAGATATTCTCTAATTGGTTGCGGAAGTCGTAAGCAAGAACGTCTGCTGCGTATTGAACGTTACCACGGTTGAGAACCCAGTTTGCATCCTGACCGTAAGTAGTGTTATCTACTACTAAGCGGAATCCGCCAGTGTTAGGATGTTCCCAGAAAGTGATACCGTTTTGGATCGCGTTATCATACTGAGTAAGTGGGTTGAAACCTTGAACGATGTTCGCTTCAGGAGTTGACAACAATTGAGCAGTCTGACGAATGCCTGACATGTTGAAATACTTGTGAGTCATCGGTAAACCGATTGGTGAACCACCGCGAGCACCTGCTAGTAAGCAAGCTCCTGCCCAAGGTAGGAACCATTGAACAACGCCCTGAGAGTTAACTTGGTTAATATCTTGAATGACCAATTGCACACGGCTGTTAGCCAAGTTTTGAGCTTGGTTTACGCAGTTAGAATATGTGTCTTTCAATGACAAGTAACCTTGGCTCTCTGAACGATTCTTAGTAGAAGCCATCAAGCTTAAGTAGGTCACTGTAGCTTGTTGAATACCAAGGATAGTGTAGTTAGAGCTTGGATCAGTGATCATGTCCTGAATATCTTGAGTAGCGTTACGAGAGAACAACGGAATCACTGAGTTAACGTGAACGGCTTGTAAAGCAGTCAACGCGTTGGTGATATCAGAGGTTTGTGTTCCACCGAGTAATCCGCCAGCTAAGTAAGTAGTTGCAGATGGATCAGGTAAACCGATAGAAGCAGGAGTTAACAAGCTTACGTTTACTGACGATCCAAAGAATTGCTGTACAGAGTAAGCATCATCTTTGATTTGAGCAGGCATAGACCCGCTAGAACCGTTAGCACTTAAGTTAGTAACTTCATCCATTACACTTGGGTTTAATTGACCGTACAATGCGCTTGGTACTGCTGCACTCCAGTTTCCGCCAGTGCTGCTGTTAATGTAATTAGCAATAGCATTGAGGGTTGGGAAGTTTGCGAGAGCGATTGTGTACTCAATGGCACTGTTGTTAATTAACAACATGTTTGTAGCATTCACTGTAACTACTGGAGCAACTCCACCGTTACGACCAAGTTCAAATACGATGTTACCACCGACTGTCGCTGATTCCTTGATATTAGTGCCGTTGTTATTGATAGTAATAACAGCCATATCTTCGGTTTCAGAAACGTATAAACCAGGTTGAATATTTACTGGAGCAAGTAAGCTTCCGCTAACAAGCTGAAAGTTTAAACCGTGTCCATTGCGCTGAGGGTTAGTTCCCAACGATTGAGCAATGTTTAAAAACGCTGCCATGTCTGAGCCGCCGGATACTGTGAAAGTCATTCCAGAAGGAAGACCTAATGACCAGTTTCCTGAAGTAGTAAGAGCAGTTTGAAACAATGCTCTTGTAACAGTACCGCTAGGCATTGTGAACACGTTGTCAAGCGCAGATGATGCTCCGTTGATACGAAGAGTAAATGATAAGCTGCCGCTTGCGACGATAGTTGCTGGAGAACCAAAGCCGGTTGCAGAAGTACCAGGACTTACGCCCACGTTACCGTGGAATACGCTTGCGCCGGTGTTAGTAGCTGCTGAACCACCTAATACTGAGAAACTACCTGCTGCGCCAAGTTCGTTTGAAGATTGAGCAAATACGTTAGCTGCTGCACTCATAGTAACTGCGCCGTTGAGGGCGATCAAGCTACCGTTTACTGTGCCACCTAATGTATCTGTAATACTTGTTTCAGCGAGGATGTTACCTTGGAAGGTGCCTGAGAAACCAGAGTTGATAGTTGCAGAAGAACCTACGATCCAGTAGATGTTAGCTGCTGTAGCTCCGCCAGTAAGCGTCATTACAGGAACTCCACCAGCACCAGTAGTTAAGGTAGAAGCAGTTTGGATTACGTAAGTACCTGCACCGTTGAAGGTAAGGGTTCCAGTTCCAGAAGCCGCTAAGGTTGCTGCGCCAGTGCTATAAACACCAGGAGTAAGAGTTTGACCATCTAAGGTTGCAGAGATAGGAGTTGCAGTTTCAGTACCTAAGGTAGTGAAAGCAGTTGATGCATCAGATTGAGCTTCTTGAGCAAGTGCGTCATTCAAGTGTGGAGATCCGCTGACGATTGCGTCAAATGGAGCACCAGTTAAATCGAATGGAGCTGAAGAAGTTGTTTGAGCAAATTGAGCTGGAACAGCAACATCTGCGTAAGTGATTTGATTTCCATTAGTTCCATAAACACTTGACTGCAAACTTCCGTAGCTGTTAGCTAGCGCAAGTGTTGCTCGTGTAGAAGCGTTTGTCTTGTAGATGTAAACAGATTGTGCTCCACCTGGGATCGCTCCGTCTGCACCAGGTGCAAACAAGAACGTACAAGCGTCGACAAGCGGTCCAGATCCGTAGATACTACGAATCATTGGAAGCTGATCAGCTTGGAAAACGTTTTGTGAAATGTCAGGAACTGCAGAACCTGGTGCACCCGCGGTTGATTCACCGAAGATGGCAACTAAGCCTGTTGGTCCTACCGGGAAACCGCCGCCAAGGTCTATTAATTCCTTAGAGTAAGCTCCTGGCTTGTAAATTGTAGCGCCGTTAAATTGTACGTTGATTGCCATAGCAATCCTCCTAAGTCAGTTAAAGTCAAAACTAATTATAACATAGTGCTATAGTTAGTTACTTCAGTTTTACGCCGTACTTCCTAAGTGCTTCGTCGTATGTTTGCAGAGTTTCCTTTAGGGAAAGTTGTCTAGCTTGAAAATCCGCCAAAACAATCTCTTTAAGATGTTGAGTAGGAACTTTCTTCTCTCTCATTGCCCACCAAGCATCAAAATCTACCTTTGATGGCTTTGGCGCTTCAGCGGCTTGTTCTTTTAAATTGGTTTTAGCCATAATTGCTCCTTATATAATATTAACGTATCTGGACGCTTAAGTGAGGTCCTCGTCATCAGGGTCAATGAACCTGTGATAATCCTCGTCTGCATCAATTTGTTCACCTACGATACCCTTATTGGTACGTCTATCGACCTTATGATGAGGCACATCTAAGCTGGTAGCTAAGTCCTCAGAATAAGGTTGCCCAATCTTAGGGTAAGTGTTAACATGCTCAAACTCACGAAGCGGTTCGCCATGCCAGAAGTTTTGAGTTGTACATCTAAAGCGTACCCATCTAGTCCAAACGTTGTTTACGCCCTTATCAGCATCTTTGCTATAATCTGAGGCGCTATATGTTTGTAATTTAAGACCAAGTCTGTGAGCCATCTGCTTATGCTTGAATAGGATATAAGAAACTATGTAGTACATCCATAGCACGTAATCGCCGCCCTGTGCCGTGTGGATGCCAACATCTATCATGGTGGTAAAGACAGCAGTGCCTAGCTCAAAGTCTTCCTCTACGGCTCCTAGATCATCTAATGCGGCCTTAGATTCGTCCTCTGTCTCGCTGGCGAGATGGATACTAATGCAGGGTATCTTTTGAGCATTGAATGACCAAGCTTGAACTACAGGAATCTTAGTCGTACTGAACCATTGCCATATCTTCTCTCTATAGTCTGAACCATAGTCTTCATTAAGCTCATCTAAAACTAGGTTAGAGAATAGGTCATCAAAGGCAGGTTTGTTCTTACGAAGCTCCTTGATACCGTGGTCTATTAACTTTCTTACAATAATCTCCGGCATTACGAATGGCATTAGAAACCCTCCTCGTAAGACCTAATTATTTGAAACACTATATCTTCCATTGTGGACTCTAAATCTTTGTTAACAGATTGAATCTCTTGAGTGAAGTCTTTCTCTGTGGCAGGCTTGACCCATTTAGTATTGGCATCTTGCTTGCTGGTAGCTGTTCTAAATTGACCCTTAGATCCGCCTGGCGTAATCTTCTGTGCCTGCGTTCTTGCATTCTCAACACGTTGAGCGCTTACTTGCTTATAGGCATCGTATATGTTGGTAGATACCTTTGGTCTCTCTGTGGTGCTAGGTGAACCGATTGGAATAACCTTATAAACACCTGAACCATCTTTGATAGGCTTAGCATTCTTCAACAAGTTAGATAGCATTGGATACGGAGGATCTGAGAACTCCATGTTTCCTGAATCTGTGATAAGCTGCATGTTGATGTTGTCGTATTGGAGCTCATTGATAAAATCTGCAGAGCGCTTTTGAACACCGGCTTCAATAGCTAATTGCATAGCAGCATCAACCTGACGTTGGAATGCCATGTTGATATCGTGAGAAGCTTTGTTTACTATATTCTCAACAATGCTAGAATCTAATCCCTTATTTCTAAGAGTTACTCTAAGCTTGTCGAGTTCGAAGAAGATATTAGGCATCTTTACTCGCCTTCGTTATAACCTTGGCACGCATATCTTTTAAGAAATTCTCTTTCTCCATGTCCTGCCAGTCTTGAGCAAAGGAGATAACGATCTT